CACATGCTCTTCTCTATACAACCTGGAGAGGTATGCGGTTATTGCATAGGATAATGTAGGATAGGCCATGCAAAAAGTGCATGGCCTATTATGTGTTTATTATTATTTATTTATCAAAATCAAACTCCATTTGTTTTGCTTTCTTAAAACTTTCATCAAGTCTTTTATTGCTTTCGGTACTTGGTAATTGCAAAAAGAATTTGAAAGTAAACAAAGCTATTACTGATAACCCAATATACAAATCAAAGTATATCGCTAACACTACACCCAAAAAGATCATTACAAAGTTGAGTGCAAAATAAATCGCTCTAATCATTATTTTGCTCCACTTGGTAAAGCTAATAATGAATTAGGTAAATCTAATTGAATGTTAGCGGTTTTCATTTCTTTAGATAACTCACTCAAAGTCGGTTGAATATGACTACCTGTATAAAGTATATTCAAACACTTTTTACGTTTTTGATCTAAAGCATGATACAACTTATGCTTTGCTGTAAAATGACGTTTTGCTTCTTCATAACAAGCTTTTTTAATTCGCTTTGTTACGTATTCAACAGGATCGTTATCATCTTTAATATCAATAGAGATGTTATTCATATCCCATTTACGTCTTTTTTTACTATTGTTATAAATCTCTGAAATTTCATCAGCGATTTTTTGAGCTTTATAACGTAAATCATTTTCCATAGATTGCTTCTTATCTTGGAAATCTCTCAACGCATTTACGTTTTTATCCAACTCTTTTATTTTAAGATTAAGTTTAAGTTCTTTGGCAAAATCTTTACCAACTTCCTCAACTTTTTCTTGTGCTTGTACTTCGATTTCTTCTTCCGCTCTATTAAAAGCAATTCCGAATTCATCTCGTACAAACTCACTCCACCTGTCAACGTGGTCTTTTCTTAATGGTTGCATAACTGTATTCCTTTCGTTTGTTAGTTATGATTTGTTTATAGTTTATATAGGATATTCTGTCAAGCCCTAAAAAGAAAAAAATTTTTATTTTTTTATATGGGTGGGCCCCGCCCACATGCTCTTCTCTACTTTAGAATAATTCTAAATTAGGTGCGACAATATTGTCCTTGAGTATATAGGATATTCTGTTATATTGGATTTAATAATTAAATGAACATTAGTTCGGTCTTAATTATTAACGTCCGTTTGCTAGTATCCGACGTTATAAACTCAAACTAGCTAGGATTAGATCCAGTGTCACACCACGCTCCTTGCGTCGTCTTCACTGGATGCTGATCCCTGGTCACATTAGAGATTTGACTAATCTTAAATGATGTCCGAAATTGAGAAGAGACTGGGTTGTTTGCCTCTCGTAACTTTTCGGTTTTAGTGTGACCTGGGATCAGTGACCAATGTAATGGAAGATCCCGCAGTGGAATTACCTCTGCTCACTGATTAATGATCCAATGAAGATGGAGACGTCCGGGCAGTAATTGGATCTTGGATCAGTAGGTTACTATCGATAATGCGAGGTACCGCCCTACTGATCCTTTGTGAGTGTAAGGTTTAACTCTCCCCAAGTCCTGCAGGGTTGTGCAGGACATTTTTTAAAGTTTTTATTTTTTAGGGTGGGTCCCGCCCACAAGCACTAATCACAGGCAACAAGTCACGGGGTGGGTCCCGCCCACAAGCTCTTATCTGTCCTCCGCCATCCCCAACCGCCGTCCAAGTGTAAAGGATATTATAGGATATGTCAAGAAAAAAATTTTATTTATTTTGAGCTGCTGGCCTTGCATTATGTCCAATAATGTCCTATATTAGACTCATGAAAGGAATACAAAATGAATATAACACAATTAGAAAAAGAAATAATAAAAGCATTAAAAATTAATTCTAATGTTGATTGGTTAACAGTTGATCCTAATCAAGAATTTAAAGATTTAATTAAATTTGTTAAAAAATTATTTAAAGAGCATAACAATGGACACTAAAGAGGCCTGGTTATTAGTTGGAGGCCTTAGCAAGCCCGGCAAGATGCCCGGATGGTCAATTGGAATTCCCGCCAAAGAATGCAACACCGGCGGCAAGCTTCAAGACGTGAAGGGTTCAGTTTGCAATGATTGCTATGCTTTAAAAGGTTGTTATGTTTTTAAAGTTGTACAAGATGCACAGTATAGAAGGCTGGCCGCTATTAAAGATCCTCGATGGGTTGAAGCAATGTCTCTATTAATAAATTCTAAAAAACCCGATGTATTCCGCTGGCACGACAGCGGCGACGTCCAGGATCTAGAACACCTTCAAAAAATTTTCGCTGTCTGTAGGTTGACGCCGTCCCGTATGCATTGGATGCCAACTAAAGAGGCATGGGTAAAAAAATATTTAAAACATAAGCCCGATAATTTAACTATTAGATTATCTTCACCAATGGTGAATCAAGGCCCAATTAAAAGCTGGCCCAATACTTCAACCGTAGTTACAAAGAAGGCTACATGTCCAGCACCGCAACAGGGCGGGCAATGTTTAGATTGTAGAAAATGCTGGAACCCAAAAATTAAAAATATTAGCTATGGCCAACATTAGATCTAAACATAACAATCTATTAAATTATTTCATTTGCGATCACAAGCTTCTGTCTAAGGCCTACGTCCGCAAGTGTAAAAAATTCCTAGAAACCCATTGTCACGTCAAGGGTGAGGAACAGAGGGCTGGTAGTATTCCGCCAGCCCTCAAGCAACAAGCTATTGATGAATCGGTACCCTACACTGACATCATTGAAGCTAACAAGCAACATGAAAGAAGGAAAACATGAAAAAAATTATTAAAATAAGTTCCGGTCCTACCTATGATGAAGTAAGGCACCTGCTTAAAAGTTCGGGTTGGCGAATCATGAAAACTGAAGAATTAATGGAATGTAACGATTGCAAGCATCAAGCGAGGGAATACGCTGAACACGATGACGTAATTGAAGTTGGAGGTGTGCCTCTAATTGAATGCAATGATAAAATTAAAAAAAGAGTTAAGGAAGGAACGGAAGAAGAAGTCTGTTGTCAAGTTCGTTGTCCCAATTGTAAAAGCTGGTATTATTGGGAACCCTGCATACTGAAAAAATAAAAAATAAGGGTGGGTCCCGCCCACAAGCACGCACCACAGTCCGCAAGCCGAGGCCACAGGCCACAGGCTAATGTTTCACGTGAAAAAAAATAAAAAGGGTGGGTCCCGCCCACAAGCACTACTCACGGGCCGCGACATTTTGCGCGTTGATTTTTGTCCTATAATATGTAGGACGCTAAACGTTTTGTAGAAATTTAAAGCTTGACTCCATACCCGTGGCACACGGATCTGCCTTCCCCTTAATTAAGTCTTGTATAAACCTTCCCTCATAAAGTTTTATGTCTGTCTGACAGAGGCCCTTGGCCATGATGAAACTGTTGTGCGGATGTTTGATATGGAAGCCAATTTGGTGCGGAGAAAAGCGAATTTTTTTAGCCAGATTTAGCTTTAATTCAACAGTGAAAAAGTGGCCAGAATTATTATAACCCAATAGATCGGGAGTACCGTGTGAAGCACTATTTTCCAAGCGTGTAAATGATAATTTGCAATTATTTTTAATATTGAACGCTTTAATTTCATGCCAAAACTTAGTCTCTTTTTTAATTTTCATTTAGGCTAAGTTAAGAGTATTCAAGCTAACTAAATTTTTTTAATTACTTCACCCATATTCCACTTTGAAGAATACAAAGTCATGACCAATCTATGAGTCTCACGTACACCAAGTATTTTATTTTCCATCAATTTTATATCTTTGATGTCATAATACTTACCATCTGGTAAACATACTTGCACCCTAGCCTCTTGGGCTACTGGTGATTTCATAAATTTATCTAAGGCCTGTCTTAATAACTTTCCCGATACCATGACTTGAACATATATCAAAAATAAATTATATTGCAAGTCTATGGCAGGAGTACCAAAAAGACTTACTGAAAAACAAATTAAATTTGCAAATTTAATAGTGACAGAAGAAGGTCGAAAGACTGATTCTGAATGCGCTATTGCTGCAGGTTATGATCCTAATTCAGCTTACGTATCGGCAAGTAAACTACAGAACCCATCTTTATACCCATTAGTTACTCAATACATTGGAAGACTTAGAGCAGAGAAGTTAAAAAAATATGATATTACTTATGAAAAACACCTGGCAGAACTAGGTAAAATTAGAGATGAAGCTAGAGAAAATAAAGCCTGGAGTGCTGCAGGTAATATGGAAGTAGCTAGAGGTAAGGCTGCAGGATTTCAACACAATAATCACATACATCTACATAAGGACCTTAACAACGTGGATGAATCAGAATTAGACAAAGAATTAGAAAAAGCAT